TATACACCTGAGCCTACGCCTACTCCGACTGAAACTGTGGTTAATCCAGTAGCACCTACGCCTGCGCCTGCGCCTACGCCTACGCCTACGCCTACGCCTACAACACCACAATTACCTGCCGACGTTCGTTGGATGGTAGATACTATAGCAGGAACTCAATACCCAGTCGATCATAATACATGGCAAAGAGTTGGTCCAGATATCACTTATGATGGAACACCTGGTGTTGGAACACCTGTAACTACACCTGTAACTACACCTGTAACTACACCTGTAACTACACCTGTAACTACACCTGTAACTACGCCTACACCTGTAACTACGCCTACACCTGTAACTACACCTACACCTGTAACTACGCCTACACCTGTAACTACACCTACGGAATCGACTGCTAACACAACAATCGCTCCAGTGACTCCAACTGGTAATGTAGCATCTACTACTTCTGGTAATAATGTAATTACTCCAGTAGTCCCAACTGGCAACGTTACTATATCTACAACAAATGCTGGCAATAATACAATTACACCAGTTGTTCCGACAACTTCGGGTAATGGCACAACATCTACTGGCAATGTCTTAATTAATACAAATGGGACAGGTAATGTCGCAAATGCTAACGGAGAAGGTAATACAACTTACATTCCGTCTATATTTGGTAATGTGCCAGGAACTGGCAATATCCCAGGAACTGGCAATATCCCAGGAACTGGCAATATCCCAGGAATCGGTAATATCCCAGGAACTGGCAATATCCCAGGAACTGGCAATATCCCAGGAACTGGTAATATCCCAGGAACTGGCAATATCCCAGGAACTGGTAATGTAGAAATCCCAACTGGTAATGTGCCATATACTCCACCGTATATACCAACTGGCAACGCACCGTATATACCAACTGGTAATATAGAAATACCAACTGGTAATATTGCTAATGTGTCTAATGTTGCTAATGTATCTAATGTTGTGAGTAATACCACAACAACTGGTAATGTGATATTCCCCATTACATATCCAACTGGTAATGTGACACCAAATGTTTCTCATACAACAAGTAATATCGTATGGGGAAATGCCACACCTGTAGTATTACCTACTGGTTTGAATCCGGGTTGGATCACGAATGTCCCAACTCACTATCAGACAAATAATCAGGCACAGAGCCAGTATTATTGGGGAGGACATCCATATCAACCTGGACCTACATTCAATCCTCAATTATACAATCAGGTGCCAAATGCTCCAGCAACACCGTTTGGGTTGGGTTTCGCTCAAACAGCAGCGACACCTGCGCAGATATGGGCAGCAATGCAGGGACAATATCCATTTACGGTAGCAGGACCTGTAGCACCTAAATAAAAAACTAAATACAAGATAAGGACAACACATGAGTTTCGGCAAATCATCTTCAACTACAACACCAGAACTGACGCAAGAACAAAAAGATCAAATTGCGGCACAGACCGGATTTTTTACCGGAACTATTGCTCCTACATATCAGTCAGCAGTTACAAATGCGACTAATTTGTATAATCAATCAGCCGGCGGAGTTCAAAACGCAGCACAGAATCTGGCAGGCACAGCGGCACAAGCACAACAAACACTTGGCTCAACTGGCGAATCAGCGTTGCGTACTGGCGTAACTGGTCTGGAAAGTTTATTCAATCCAAACTATGAAGCAAACCAAGTGTCAGCAGCAATGATGCCGGCACAAACGCAATATCAGCAAAATGTTGCCAATCAGGAAGCACAATTCGGGGGCACCGGCCAATTAGGATCAGCAAGGCAAGCACTAGCAGGTCGTCAATTAGCAGGCACCAATGAGGCAACACAAGCGCAAATCGCAGCACAAGTTCAAAATAATATCGCCAATCAACGAGCAGCAGCAGCGCAAGGCCTTGCGGGAATTGGTCAGCAAAATATCAGTGGTGCTCAACAAGCCGCTGGAAATATCGTTACAGCAGGTATGACACCACAACAATTGTATAATCAATACGCCAGCGTTATATTTGGAACACCAAGCGCCTCATACAATCCTGACTTTTCTGGAACTCGAGGATCTACTACTAATCAGACGCAAGGTGGTGCTAGTTTCGGTATAAAATTCTAAGGAAAGTAAAGTATGGAATTATCAATATCACCTTATTCAATTGGTCAGCAACCGCAAATGTATAACTTTGGCGGTCAGCCAACCCAGGAAACGGATGAGGAAAAGAAGCGTAGAGAGGCATTGGAACAATCTAAGTTTAGTTTCAATGTGTCACCTACAACACCTGTGGTCCCTCAAGCACCTCTTGAGCCTACAACACTTAAACCGGTAAACCCAAATGAAGTCACACCTAATATACCTGAACCTGGACAAGGAGTTCAAGTCGCGGGTCCTGTCCAGTTACCGCCGCCACCCAGCAACATACCGGCTCCAGTTCAAAGAACGGCAACTGTTCCTGCTCCTACAGTACAAGCAGCCCCAACGCCATCACCTTTAAGTTCTGGCATTCAACAATTTCAGACTAATCAAAATGATATCGGCAAATTAATACAGATGCGAGATGATTCAAATTTGCCTGAATATTTGCGTCAACGAAGTGGTGATCGCGCTTATGAATTGATGAATAATCAATATCAACAAAATCAGGCAAAGGCTAAAGTTACCGATTTGATAAATTCAAACGATACTGTTGCGATGGGCAGAATTTTAACCAGCACACCAAAGAACGACGAAGGCAGTTGGATGAAGATGTTGCTATTAGGATTCATCAGTCCTCAAATGGCAGGAGCAGAAGCAACTAAATTAGGGCTTTCTCCTACATCATGGCATACATCAACCTATACTGATTCTGAAGGCAATCTACATAGCGCAGAAATTCAAACAAGATCAGATGGTAAAGTTTTAAAGGGCCAATCTATGGATGGCACACCTTTAACTAGTGCCCAATTAGAACTTGCCGCCAGTGGTATTGGACCTAACACGAAAAGTTTTCAATTACCTGCTGTTCATGGAACTCCTGTACAAAGAACTAATGCTAATGGTCAAGTTGAAACTGGTCTGATGATGTATGATCCACAAACACGAACTAGTTATGTTCAAGTTGGAAATACACGCCAAAACACCACTGGTTGGAATACTATGGCTCAGACCCCTCAAAATGTTTATGGAGCAGCCGGTGCGAAGGCTCAAGGTCGTCAAGCAGCAGAAACAAATGTTCAGCAACCTGCGATGCCTACTATGGCTGGTCAACCTATGCCTCAACAAGCAGGTCAACCTATGCCTCCTCCGGCGGTTCAGAATTTACCTCCGCCACCGCCAACACCTGCTCAAGCAGCAAGACCTGTTGCTGGTGCCGGACAACCTCCAGTTCAACAACCTGGCGAACCGTATAGTTCATATAAAGCAAGATTGTCGGCATATAATGAAGCAGTAAAAGCCCGTATTAATACCGAACAACAAGTCGAGTCTGCTGGCCGAAGAGAAATTGCGGCTAAGAGTGGTGAACAAGTTGCTCAGGCCGGACAAGTTGCTGACACAATTAGTAATTTACAACATGCTATAGAAATATTAGATAGCGGCGTACATAATATTAAACCATATGGTCCTTCTATACAAGCAATAGAAAAATTGAAGCCGGGCGAAGTGCCACAAGCGGTTACTAATACAAATGCTATTATGGATATGGTCCGTCAAGTCGGCGGTATGGCAAGCCAATCAGCAATTAAAGGTCACTTAACAAATCAAGAATTAACTTTCATGACTGAAAATAAGCCAGATGGAACTAATCCTGAATATACAAGACAATGGCTGAATAAAGCAATCACCACTTTACAAAGGGCGCAAGCACAATCGCAAGCACAAGTTAATAAAAAGGGACAGGCTTCGAACCCAGTTACTGAAAACACCCAGCCAGTTAAAACTCCGAGACAATTGGCATTAGAAGAACTCGCTCGTCGTGGGATAACTCAATAATGGACTATTCTTCATTAAGTAATCAGGATTTACTCGCCATAGCAAATAGCGATTATAAAAACTTAAGTAATGATGCTCTAATGGCTGTTGCCGGCACTAAAAAGCCGGCACAAATACCTATTAATACTAATCAGCCTGAATGGGCCCAGGCAATCGAAAGAAATCCTATTGTTCAAGGACTTAATTCTCTTGGCACAGGTATAGGAACCACTCTGTCAAATAGTATAGGCGGAGTGATTGATCTTACCGGACGAGGAATTGGTGCTATTAGTCCAGATACTGGTAAAGCAATACAAGATTTTGCGGCAAAAAACAGAGCAATCACAGAACAAACAAACGCACCATATCAAGAACAATATCCGATAACAAATTATATTGGTCAAGGTGCTGGTTACATAGCACCATATACAGCCGCACTTAAGGGAGTAAGAGCAGCAGGATCTTTGGCTAAAATAGCACCACCAGTCACCACTTTAGGTAAGGTTGGAGAAGCAGCACTGGCAGGTGGCACAACTGGAGCAGTGACTACTCCTGGAGGTGCCGAAGAAAGAGCAACACAAGCGGCAATTCAAGGTGCAGGTGCAGGCGCCGGAGAATTAATATTACCCTGGGCAGGCGGCGTAGCCAAGGGAGCATGGAATAAGGCTCGAGGTGTTGAACCGCCCATCATGTTTAATCCTAATAAAGGTATACCACTTGATTATGCTGGTCCGAATACACCAATGCCACCTGAAGTACAGAATGCTTTTCCGAAGTCGGAAACTTTACCAATGCCCGGAACAGCAGGACAACAGACTGGAGCAAGATTATATGATTACGCAACAAGTCTGCGTCCATATATTGATGTATTAGCAGGACCAACGGCAAGTGATATCGCAGGACCACTTGGACATATGGTTGCTGAAATACCGGGTCTATCAAAAGTGCCAGGTTTTCATAGCGAACCATTACCTTCAATAGGCTATAATGCTTTCAAAGAAGGGTTACAAAGTAATAAATTACAAGGAATAATGAACACTCCAAGTAATGGATTACCTGGAGCAATGACAGGTAATGTTGCTGGGCCTGTGGCACCAACGCCGCCAGAACCTCCATTACCTCCATTTCCTCCATTATCGCCGGCACCACCGCCAGGAGGTTGGGCTGGACAAAATATTAATACACCTGCTGTATTCAGAAAACCTACGCCTCCGGCGAATCCGGTTCAGGCATCGCAACAAGCAGCAGCAAGTAGAATACAACCTGTGGCACCTGAACAGCCGCTTCCGCCTACTCAAACTCTTTCTCCTGAACAAACTCTTAGAAAAAATGATTTATTAGAACAAATTCGTGCCAGAGGAAATGAAACTAATGAACAGCGTTGGGCGCGAATGAGCGGCGGAGGTTATACACCGCCTACGCAGGCGGCAGGTCCTGTCGCACCTGAAGGTAGCGCGCCAGTTAACAGCGAAATTACAATGGCAGATCGTCTTGCTGCTCTGAAGAAAACTTTACCAATTGAAGAGCCAGTAGAAATTCCGCCCGCTACTAAACCACTTACTGCCACAAAGGAAAGTGCTACCCAAATAATTCAAAATCATATGAATGGACTTTATCCACAATTTGGTCAAGGTAGTAGTATAGTGGACTCTAATGGAATAGATATAGGTGCTATAAAAGACCTTAACGATAATGTATTATTAGGTTATGCTAGAGCATTAGAAAAGGCAGGGTTTGATTCTGTGCCAGAAATACCTGGATATACTCAAGAACAAGTAATTCGTATGATGTATACTGAATTGACTGGTAAAAAAGTAGGTAGAAAAGCATCTACCTTTTTAACAGATAAAACACCTCGCGGAAACAGAAGTGTTGCTGAAATTACTAAGGAATTAAATAAAACTAATTACGAGTCTGGTACTTTACATCAGCAAGGATTAGAAGAAGGCATCAAGCCAGATACTCCAGCAGGTGAAGCACATCAAGAACAATTGGGACAATTAAATAATAAAGCAAATCAATTACAAAAGGAATTGGACGCGGCATTAAAGGCAGAAAAGGCATCTTCAAAAAAAAAGGGCCCAGATAATGTAAGTCAAATGCTGACTGAAGATACAGTATTTGATAATAAGGCCGATTGGGATAAAGCGAATTTGTTTAATATATTACGAAATGAGAAACCAATTGGTGGATACAGAGAAGGTGACGCGATTGTAAGACATGAGTTTAATGATTACGGCGGAGTACCAGAGGATTTACATAAGTATCTTCCGGCGGTAAGTATAGTAAAGAGAAACAGCAAAGGTAGAAAATTAGAATGAATACGGCAGACCAATTAACACAAGTTTTTTATGATAACTTCGTTGCGTATTTTCGCAGCCATGTTGCCCATGTAAATATATTAGGCAGAAACTTCTTCAGCGATCATAAGTTATTGGAGAAGATTTATGATGACCTGCAGGATCAGATTGATACAATAGCAGAACTATTACGGTCGCTTGATGCTTTCATGCCAAATGATATACAAGAGGTGCTTTTACAAAGTCAAATTCCTGTATCAGCATTTGAAGAAGATAGTGATGGATTTTTAGACGGAGTTAAAACCGATCTGGAAACATTAAAAAGTGATTACGAATATCTTATGACTGTAGCAGATGGCGAAGGTCATGAGGAAATAGCCAATTATGCTCAAGACAGGATTTTATCTCTGTCTAAGCAGATTTGGATGTTGGGGGCTACTCTAAGTTAATTCGCTTATATGCGTAACTACCGCGAATGTCATAACCTTGACGCTCATGTAGTTTCAGGAAACCATTCTGGTCTTTACGCATAGTTGTTGAACATATGATAGGAACTTTTGCTAATTTAGCGAATTTTTCCCAGATTGGGAACATATCATTGATAAGTTTGACTCGGGTTTTAACAGGAATAGTCAAATCGACGTGGGCCATGCGAATGACAACCATAGGATCGTCACTCCAGGGAGCGCGTTCGGTAGAACTGGCCCAGGTATAAGCCAGTAATTTATGATCGCTTACGGCGACAGCAACTAAGGAGGTAGTAGGAAGGTAGAACTGATTAACAATCGCTAATGTCAGATTTCTTGAATATGCTATAGGCTCAGGTTTGAAAATAGTATCAATTTCAGATTGGAAATGGCTTTCAGCCATGTTAACTATAGATTCAATGTAAGAACCATCAGCGGGTTGCCAAATATAAGTCATATGTTTACTTTCAAATACTAAATATTTATATGGAACAGAAAAGCGTAAGAATTAGTGAGAAAACAGGTAAACCTGTACGTAAAGCAGGCGGTAAACAACCGGGCGCTGGAAGACCACCTAATAGTAAGCAACAGATTACTGTTGTAGGTCTATTAGAGGCACTCAAAGAGCGATCTGGCGGTAAAGAATATACAACAATGTTAGTCGATGACTTTCTGAAAGCCAGAACTGAAAACGACAAACATGCGATTCTTAAATATCATAACATGATATTGAATAAGGTCATGAATACTTTGAACAAAATCGAAGTTAATGAAGGGCAAGACGCTGTTGAAGCAAAGAAACAAGCGTTTGCTGAAGCACTGGCGAAATTAACAGGAATACAGGAGACTAAATAGAATTATGCCTCTGATAAAATCAACATCAAAGAAAGCATTCAGTAAGAATGTGAAAAAAGAAATTGCTGCCGGAAAGCCACCGAAGCAAGCAGTCGCAATCGCATATGCGACTAAGAGAACGGCTACAAAATCTTCTAAAGGAAAATCAAAATGAGCGATTTAAGTATGTATGGTGGCAAGGGTTATAGTCGTGGCACCGATTCAAGTAATGAGCAAGTGAATAATTACACAGGCAAGAAAAACGACGGCAAGTTAATCAATGTCGGTCGCGGTCCTACAATGGGTAATCAAGATTATGATGCTGGTCAAGGTAAGCATCGTGAACCTCCTACTCGTTCATTGCCAAACTTCAAAAACAAGAATTCTGATTCTATCAATGCCGGACCTCAATATCGTGGCGTTGGCGGAACTAGTGTTCCGAAAGTTTCAGCAGATGCTAAAATCAATAAGGGCCGTGGTCCTACGAAAGGTAATGAGTAATGGGCAAAGACATCAACCAAAAGCGCGGACCTACAACAGGTAATGCTGGTAATGCGTCAAAGCGTAAAGAATTCATGGCAAGCAAGGCACAATCTGGCTCTGAGAAATCAGCATTAGCAGATATGGTAACAAACGCATTAGAAAATCGCGGTCGAGAGCAATTCGGCGGTCGCACAAAAGAAGGTCTTGAAGGCCTCCATAGTAATACTGGACCGAAGAGTAATCCTACATCGGACGGTAGCAAATTGCCTGGTAAATACAAATCACCTCGCAAGTAACATAGAGGCGGGTGCCTCTATGTATTTTTTAGAAAGGAAAAGAAATGAAAAATAAATCCACCCAAGAAGATATTTGGGATTCAAACCCCGTAGAAGTAGTAACTGAGAAAAAGGTTGCCAAAGCACAACCTCCATCTTCATTAAATGCGCTTGAATATGACATTGAGGGCTTAATGACAGACTTTCCCACAGCAAAAGATTTAGAACGGTTCGTTTTTGACGAAACCGGCATTGTTTTGAATCTGAAGGGTCGCGCTAATAAACTCAAATATCAAGTAGCAATGGATGTTCTTAATGGGCAATCAGTAGATGAGAAGTTTGTTGGTAACACAAATCCATACATCGATAAAACTGAATTAGTCCCAGTTGAGGAATTAAAGCCAGTCCCAGAACGAAGTAAAGAACTACCTTCATCTTCTACTTTACAAAATAGTTTCTTCAGTCCATTCATTCCGCATCCGGAAGAAGCAATGAGAGCGCAAGACAAGAAGGTCGATATGATCTTTCGCAAGTATTCTAATGGCATGATCAGTTATGAGATATTAGGTCCGTTAGCACGCCGCCCTCATGGTGAAAAAATTAACAAATATGGTAAAGTTGTGCCTGAAATTATCAAATGGATCGACCCTCGAACTGGCGAACAAATTGTAGTTCGTGAAGATGGTTCATTAACACCTCAAGGTAAGCGTCTTCGTGCGCTGATGCAGGCAAAACGAGTTAATAAAACTAATCAATGGGATGTTTGGGTTGATCGAGAGTTCCTAAGTCTTGATGATTCTGCTATTGCTAATCCCTGGGATCTAAAATGATAGACCAATCTAATCAAATACGGCTGGTCAATGATACTAAGATTTTACAAAAGGTAAATCAGGTTCATCGTGAAGCATTCAAGATGAAATTCCCCGGTCAAGTAGAGCATTGTATGCGATTGACCGGTGAACGACTACAAGGTTTGTTAACTAAGAAACCTGCTGATTTGGCAGACACAGAAACATGGGCCGGACAAGCAAACGAAATCAGAGATTTGTGTGAAGGTCTATATTACCTAAGTTTGATCAACGGACAATATCCAGTTGAAGGTCAATAATGATCAGTCCAGACACGCTTATGTCAAGGGCGTTGCGCTGGGCAGTGGATGAACACAAATTAACCATTGATAGTTTAATAACAATACCAGGTCCATTGAAGAATCAACTTCAGGATCTGGCTATTGAAGTGGCAAATGACATGAAGTATAATCAATTAAAATACTTCAGACCTTTTAAGCATCAATTAAATTTTTTCAGCACTGGTAAAAGCGAACGCAGAGGTATTCTTGCTGCCAATCGTATCGGCAAGACAGTTTCTACCTGTTTTGAAACAGCATACCATTTAACTGGGCTGTATCCAGATTGGTGGAATGGATTTCGATTCGACAAACCGATAACCTGTATGGTTGCAGGTGAAGGTTGGTCACAGGTCGCATTAGTTCTTCAAAATGAATTATTGGGAACTCAAGATATCAAGATTACAGAGAATTTGGGAACTGGAGCAATACCGCAACAATGTATTGTTGTTGACACAATGCGTAATGACGGTGCCAATTGTATCGGAGTTGAAATTAAGCATGTATCTGGAGAAAAGAGTTATTTACTTTTCGCTAACTACACACAAGAAGTCAGACAATTACAAGGTTTTAAGTTGAATCTTGCTGTTTTCGATGAACAACCACCAGATGCCTTTTTCAGTGAAATAGTTACCAGAACGGCGACTACTCAAGGTAAGGTTCTTTGTTCATTCACGCCATTAAAAGGGCTGAACGGTCTGGTAAGTAAATTCTGGAATAAAGAAGAAGGTTATGAGTTTATTCGTGTGGCTTGGGATGATGTGCCAACTCATGATCCCTGGGGACAACCGTTTTTGTTGATGGAAACAAGACGGCAATTAGAACGAGATTACTTGCCTCACGAAAGAGAAGCGCGTATCGCCGGTAAACCTGTGATGGGTAAAGGTGCTGTGTTTCAATTATCGAATTGGCCTACATATAAGACAGGTGAAATTAACTTTGACAGAATGCCAAATATTCATCGAGTTATATCACTTGACTTGGGTTTGGTTAATGATAAAACAGTAATCAGTTTAATTTATTGGGAACCACATGAAAAAGTTGCTTATTTACATAGACAGATTGTTGTACAAGGAGTTGAAGAGGCTGTCCCCACTCAATACATCAATCATTTACTTCGTCCTGAGGTGTTTGGTACTCCTATTGTTCTACCTGCTGACGCTTCTACTGTTGGCAGATACACAATGAGTAGTAATTCAATTCGGGAATTATTTGAACAATATCAACTTAATGTATATGAGAAACCAATTATGAATCCGCCAGATAGTCAGGGCCGGGTCACCAATCACAAAGCATATGGTATTAATCAGATGCGACAAATGTTAGAAGTTGGAAATTTGATGGTAAACGAAAATTGTACTCATTTTCTGAAAGAAGCACAAAACTACTTCGTTGATGAAAAAGGAAGATTTAGTGACCCAGACGATTGTATTGATTCGGTTCGATATGGAATACTTGCTTGTTTACAGGGAATAGCAGAACCCTGGGACAATAGATCGCCTCGACAAAGAATGATGGCCCAACGAGATAGATATATCAGACCAGATGATAGCAATAAGCCTTCTTGGAAAAAATCATTTTCAGCAAATTAAAGAATAGAAATGAATAATATAGACAGAGTAATAAATTACAAAAATGCTAATAGTAAATGGGAATTACATTGTGGATCTGACAACAGGATAACAGGTTGTATCTACATAGGTAATAACTACGCAAAAGCAAACGATTATTATGGTGGATATCAGGGCAATTACTTAAAACGAATTGCTGCCTTATTTCCAGACAAAAAATCAATTGCTCATTTGTATGCTGGTCAGGCAGATGTTACACATCTCCCTGGGCAAAAGTATGATATCAATCCACAATCTACGGACACAATATATGCTGATGCTAGAGAAATGAGCAACTACACAATAGCAAAACATGATCTATGGGTATGTGATCCTCCATATGGAGAAGAACGACTTAAACAATATCAAGAACGATATAAATGCCCAGCAGATAGTTTAAACATTAAAAAAGTATTCAACGAATTGTATAAAGCAAGTAGTCCCAAAGCACATATAGTTTGGTTAGATTGGCAACGACCTTTCTATAAAAACACTGAATGGAAAGAAGTTGGGGCTATACTATATCGTGGTAGCACAGGACATAAAGATAGAAGTATTTCAATATACGAAATAGCAGATTAAGGAGAAATCATGGGTAAAGGAAGTAACGCGCGGCCCTTTTCTGTTCCCAGAGAAGAATTCGACAAAAGATGGGAACAAATCTTTGGAAAGAAAGACTTGAAAGAAGAAAAGAACAAACCAAAGCCGGATTCTGGTAAGACTAAATAATAGATAATTCTAAAGGTCTACCAATGCTAGATATCAAAAATATACCGATTGATAACATAAATCAAACTCGAAAACAAAACGCCAACTTTGTTCGCATGAAAAACATGATGGACACTAAAATGGCAAGTTATCTCAGGTACTTAGGGACAAAAAACGCTGTCAATCGCGCCAGCGACTATCATTACCTATGTCTTGCTGTCACAGATAGCACAGCGCCTGTAAACGGTATCGATTATATTCACCCCTCAGTAAAACCTGTTGTTGATTACGCCACAGCAGTTATTGCTAAAGGTCTGATGCCAAACGGCGAAATCAATTTCGAATTCGTTGCCGATGGAGAAGAGGACGAAGATGCTGCTAGACAGGCGACTGATATGGTTTCTAAAGTGGTCAATCAGATGAATGATCCGCACTTCATATTAGAGCGATGGATCATGGATGCCAACTTACACAAGAACGGCATGATGATGATTAAGCCAGTTCGTGAGCAAATGGTTCGTTATATTGAAACTCAGGGAACAAACGATCAATTGCGCGCCTTTGAACAGCAAGCAGCAGAAGGCGGCCTTACAGCACTTCGTCAATCGAAGCGCAGATTAAGTGTTGATGTTAAAAAGGTAATGGATGAGGTAAAAGGAGAAACTTCATTTCATACCCAATCAATGGCACAAGATGCCATCAAAAAATTCATTGAATCAATGCCTAATCTTGATGAACCAAGTAATATCGGCACTATGATGGATAATATGGGCGAATTACAAGATGGCCCACAAAATATATTGAATTCGGTAGTAGAAAGAAATACGGTATATTCAGCAAAATATAAACTTACTGGCTATTCAATTAACATCAAGTTTCACCCAATCGCACAACACTACTGGATTTGTGATCCTACTGTTCCGGAAATGAAGGACCAGCCGTTCTGCGGTTATTATGATCCGATGACAATTCAAGAGGCAACAGAGTTATATCCCGGAATTGATCTGGAAGAATTCTCTAAACACGCCGAGTATAATATGAATGGCGCGTATCAGGCAGGATCAGTATTAAACAATTTGGCTATTCATGCGCGTGATTCTGTGCCTGTTATGGGCATTCCTGTAAGTTCAGCAGCAAGTGCTGATCCTCATAGTCGCCAGGTATCAGTCGTAACAGTTTGGAACAAATATGATATTGACGGAGATGGAGAACTTGAGTTAGTTGAAGTAATCTATTCTGGTTCTTATATCATTTCGGCAAGAGAAGTTGAATTCATTCCTGTTGCTAACATGTGTCCGAAGCCTTTACCTGGCAACTTCTATGGTATGAGTATTGCTGAATCTGTGATTCCCATGCAGGAATACAATACATCAGCAGCAAGAGCCGAAATTCAATTAGGACTGCTAACAGCAACACCAAGAATCGGTGTTAAACCAGATCGTTTGGACTTTGAAATGCTTCAAGATGGCGAAGCAGCAATCTTTATTTTAGATAGCAAATTTGATCCGGCAAAAGATGTATATCAATTACCTCCACCAAGTGGTAATCTACAGTTTCTTGAAGTGGCAATGCAGCGCATTCAACAAGACACCATGGCTATGATCGGTATGACAACACCTCAGGATACATTCACACCTGAAGTAATGGCACCTGGCAATAGCGGTATCAAGTTACAATTGGCATTGAGCCCAAATCAAATCATTCAAGATAACACAGTCAGAAATGCTGCTGAAGGTCTTAAAGAAGCATTATGGTTAGTATGGCGCACATTAATTCAATATGGCGATGATTATGGAGTTAAGAAATTAGCCCAGTCCTATCATCCAGGTAAACAAAGTGTCTTTATGGATTATTTGGCATGGGACGATATGAACTTCTGTGACAGAAAACAACTTCATCTGGAATTAGCACTTGGTATGAACAGCGAAGAAAATGCGTTGTCCAGATTACAAATTATTCAGAAATGTCAAACTGATTTATATACTACTGTTCAGGGGATGGTAACTTCAGGAACATTAACACCTGATGTCTATAAGAAGGTCAAGAAACCATTTGCTGATACATTGTATGTTCTTGGAGTCAAAGATTGTGATTCTTATTTGCCAAGTGATGAAGAAATTGCTCAAATGATCAAACAAGGTCAAGAAGCAATGAAGACGAAGGAACCTACACCTGGAGAGAAGAAAGATTTAAGTCAAGCACAGTTGAACCAAATCAAGGGACAGCAAATTATGACTGAATTGGGTGGCCAAGATGCTCAAACTCAACTTGATTATATGGCTCTTGCTCAAGGTAAACCTAAAGTGTATAGTTAAAAGAATAAATAAACAATGATCAATGAAACGACTATAGAAGCATATAATAGTAGACTTACAATAGACCTGGGACAAGTAAAGAATCTGACTCCTGCTCAAGCAGATCGAGTAAGACAATATGGTTCTCAGGCAGAGACATTATTGAAGAATAAAGATTTAGCGATCTTTATTCATCACTGGAAGTTTAGTGTGGCGGATGAATTAGCAGGAATGCGAGATCATTCCCCGGAAGAGAACAGTCATCGCGTTGCGTTATGTAACGAGTTGGCAGGAATAGACAGTTTTATAAACAGTTTGAAAAGGGCTGTTTATTTAAAAGGCAAGATTGGTAACTCCGAAGCCGAAGCCCAATAAATAGAAAAGGAAATTTATGACAGTAGAAAATATCAGTCCTAACACCACAAGTGCGGTCACTGAAACCCCATCGGTCCCAAGCATGGACTCAATAGCAGCCAAAATGACCGCGATGCGAGAACAAACATTGCGTAATCAAATTGGTTCTACCAAGCAGACTGAGACAGGTATTGATGAATCGGCAGATTCTTCAGATCCTGTGGCGCCAGATGTGCCAGAAGTTGCTGAAACCGGCGACAATGTATCAGACGAAGGCAATCATGAAGCAGATACCCCTGAGAAGGTAAGTGCTGACAGTAATGATAGTACAAGCGAGGAATTAATTGACTTTTTAGAATTCGCAACCGAAAATCCGAACGCCAAGTTCAAGTTTATGCGAAATGGAAAAGAAGTCGTAATCGATGCTAAGAAAGCCGCCGCGATATTAGGTCAAGGATCAGCAATACACGAAGAAGCAAGACAACTTAAAATTGAGAAGGCAGAATTTGACGAATATGTCAAGGACGCAAGATCAAAGCAAGAAGGCTTGAATCTAGCGATGGAATTTACGATACAGCCTAAGTTGAGGGGTGCGTATGATGAGATTGTTAAAACACAAAATTATCAGACTATCTTTCAGCAGCAGTTGAATCAGACCAGGGATCCAGCAGCAGTAGCGCGGATTCGAGCGAGTATGGCTCAAAATGAGCAGTATATTCGTCAACAACAACAGGTAATTTCACAATTGAAACCCGCGGTTGATGAATTTAGAAGTATTCGTGGTCGGCAAGTAGCCGAGCGTTTGGATCAATCACGCAAGAGTTTTCAGGACAAAGAATTAAAAAATGAATATGTCTATAACGAATTGCGAGATAAGATTTCAAAGGTATGGTCTGAATCTAAGGGTGAAATAATCCCGGGAATTCCTAACATCGATTTAATATCAAGTGATGAATCACTTTTGAGTTTATTAAGGGATGGATTGCGCTATAGAGACAAGCCGACTGCCAGATCAAGTGGAGCCAGTATGGCGGCCCTTACAAGTCGGAAAGGTTCGTCTGCTCAAAGAAGTTCTGATGATAGTATTGCTAAACTTCGTGAACAAGCCAAGGGCGGTGATAAAAAAGCCGCAGACAACTTACTGATGACTCGCTTAAAGCAAATCAGAAGTGG